GATTAAGCTACAGTAACTTCAGATTCTCTTACTAATCCAAGAGTTTCCATTTTGTCTAAAACGTTGCCGTCTAAAAAATGAATCAGTTTTTAAGGAGATTAATTCAGTCCCCACGTGCCCTTGATCCTCAGCCAATACCTGTCAAATCCAAAAACACCCCCATATGTCAAATAACTTGTATACAAATATAATATAAAGATTTGTATTATCCAATATATTTATAAATATATGAGAAAAAGATTACTTGTTGAAGAAGATATTGAAGAACTTTCTGACTTTCAAAAAATTTTACTTTTAAATAAAGGAAAGTTAGATCCATCCGAAGTAGAATTCACAACTTCAGATGGCAAAAGTTTTGATGATATCATTGAGGTTAATAGATCAGGACTAAATTTTAGATTTGACGATTTAGAACAATTTTTAAACTTTTTTTTCCCTCAAACTTTTTCACAAGAATATGATACCCGTTGGGAAACTAGTGTGTATGATAGTATGTATTATGGTAGATGGGATTGGTACGATGAATTATATGATATAACTAATGAAGATTGGAGTGAGGGTTATGTTGTCGAATCGATTCCTAAAGATTTAGTCCCTAGACTAATAAAATTATTAAAAATAATTAACCCTAAATTGGCAAAAGAAATTGAATCATCGGGGGTAAACCAAAATAATACAGATCTAACAGATTTTTTACAAGGTTTGGGGTTTGAAGATGAGTTAATTGATGTTTACTTAGACGCCACTGTCAAAGCAACTGAAGCTGATATAAAAGACTATTTTGAAAAGAAATATTGTAACGCACCTCAAGTTGTTGGTATAACCACAATATCTTGTTTTTTTAGATATGAAATGAGATGGGGGAATGCGGTAATGTTGATATCTGATGAGGGTACTGGTGATGAAAAACTATTAGATTTAATTTTTCAACAGATGGAAAAAAGATTTAGTAATCATGCACCTGAAACTTATGAAATCAGACACGAAGCTTGGGATCGTGAAACTTATGACTATGTTTTAAATGGAGGATGGAGTAGGGTTTTAGATACTTTAGAAGAAAGAATTGAGGACGGTGAATATTATTCAAAAGAATATCTTGAAACTTTAAAAAGATTACTAACTGTATTTGAATTTGATAAATGGTATACTTTGCCGGGATCACAAAGCAAAATAGTGGTAGATGGTGTTAATCCTGAAAACAATAAAATAAAATATAGAATTAACAGTCATGGTTCTTGGAGTGCTAAGGTTGGAGAAACTACTTTGGATCGATTAATTAATATGAAAAATAACTATTCTCTATTTGACTAATAGTTATTTTTCATATCTTTCTTTTAGAATTTCATACAACTTATAACCATCTTCATCATCAATAAAGAAGTTATTTTCATCGTAGATATCTGCAAGTATAAACCCATCTTTTTCCTCAATTACGTCTATTGATGTGAGTTGATGAACCTCATCAAAAATTGGTTCATCATCGTAATCAAAAAGTGATGGTGCTGGTTTTGGTTTCTCATAGTTAAATTCGTATTTTTTTAGACCAAGATCTTTAACCATATTTTTTCCTGCCTCAATCGCCCTTACAACATCACTGATACAAACAAACTCATTTGATGTGTGCATATTGTAATAACCACAAGACATATTAATACAAGATAGATCAGATAATTGTTTGATCATCATAATGTCTGTATATGGGTGAGACTGAACCATCATTTCATTACCAAACCCTTTTGTAATTGATCTAAGTGCCGTATTGAAGAACTCACCATCTTTATCAAATAAAGTGGTTCCCATACAAGCTTGTGAAATTAAGTGATCACCAGGTGCGTCGTATTGGGTACAATAACCAACATCTTTTAAAAACTCTTTATCCACCAATTTTGATCCGTGACAACCTGTTTCTTCTGAAACAAAAAATGCTACTTTTACTTTATCTAATTGACGAAGTAATTCTATACAAATGTAGATACCACATTTGTCATCACCACCAATTCCTGTAGGATTACCATTTTTGTCGTAGGCCTTTAAACATAAAATTTGTTCTTGACCAAAGTCTTTACCGAATGTGTAAGGACGTACAAGATATTCTTCTTTAACGTCAATCACATCAACAATTTCGTGTACAGTATCGGTATGAGAAATAAACATTGGGTAAAACTCACCTTCACCCAATGTTCCCTTCACCGCATAAATATTATTATGTTCATCACAAGTAAGAGTTACTCCATCCATATCTCCAATGGTTGAGATTAGATACTCTACCATCTTACTTTCCTTATAAGTCTTGGTTGGGACAGATAGGAGTTCCTTAAATTTATTTAGATTCATTTTAATTTAGTTTCTACAAAGATAGTTTAAAACTTGTTAATAAAAAAATTATTTATTAAAGTTTTTATTTTTTACTTCATAGATTCTTTCTATTATGTCAACAACTTTAAATCCATCTAATGCGTTAGTTGTTATGTCCCCAACCCCATTTAATGTGTCTATAACATTTTGAATTATGTAATTATGGTTTTGTGCGGATCCTTTATAGTGACCATAATCATTAGCAGGATTGGATTCAGGTAAAATTGGCATTTCATAATTCTCGATATCACAATAAACAACTTCATTCATATACTGACCCCCAATTTTTACACTACCTAAAGAACCAATAATCGTTATCGAACTCTCCAAATTTTTATTGTTAACCGCTGTTGAATAATTTATGGACCCAACACCACCATTTATAAAATCAAAATTAACAATTCCTGTATCCTCAAATTCAGTTAATTCTTTATGATTAAAATCCATAAATTTACCTTGGATATTTTTGATATCACCAAATAACCAATACATTATATCGATAAAATGTGAGAATTGTGTGAATAAAGTTCCCCCATCATACAATGACTTACCTTTCCACCCATCTGTTTTATAATAACGTTCATCCCTATTCCAAAAACAATTTAACTGTACTAAATAAATTTCACCCATTAATTTTTTCTCAATTACATCTTTTATCCATACTGATGGTGGTGAATATCTATTTTGCATCACACAAAAAACATTTTTTTGTTTTTGTAACGCTTTATAAATCACCATTTCAGATTCTATTGAGTGCAAACCCATTGGTTTTTCTATAACAACGTGTTTATCATTATTAAGTGATATTATAGATTGTTTAGAGTGTAACCAATTAGGTGTACATATGTTTACAACATCAAATTCTAAATCGGATTTAAATAAATCATCCATCGATCTAAAAAATGGTACGTTATATTTCTCAACACCACATTCCTTTTCCGTTCTGATATCTACAAATCCGACTAAATTTGAATCCGGGTTTTCTAATATCATATCGGCATGTCTCTTACCAATATATCCCGCACCTACTACTACAAAATTTATTTTACTCATTTTTTTCTATTTCTTTTTTTTATTTCAATAACAACGTTGTCATTTTCAACAACTAAGTTATATGATTTACCCTCTTGGATTTCGTCCATTAAAATTTTCTCAGAGATGAAATCCTCAATTTTTTCTTGAATTGCTCTTTTTATTGGTCTGGCACCAAATGTTTCGTCAAATCCTACTCTAGATATTAAATCAACAACATCATCAGAATATGTTAAATTGTAATTTTTAGATTGTATACGTTTAAATAAAATTTCAATCTCAAGTTTTGTAATTTTATCAATATTTTCTTTTTGTAAAGAATTGAATATTACAACGTCATCAATTCTGTTTAAAAATTCAGGGGCAAAAAACTTACCTAATTCTTTCTTTAACACATCTCTTTTTTGTTCTTCAGCAACTGCAGAACTCGCATTACTTTTAAATCCAACACCAGTACCAAAATCTTGGAGTTTTTTAACCCCAATGTTTGAGGTCATGATAATCAAACAATTTTTAAAATTAATTTTTCTACCTAAAGCATCTGTTACATGACCATCATCTAACATTTGTAAAAGTGTTGAAAAAATGTCTTTATGTGCTTTTTCGATCTCATCAAATAAAATTACACAATATGGTTTGTTTTTAACTTGTTCGGTTAATTGTCCTCCTTCTTCGTGACCTACATATCCTGGAGGAGAACCAATTAATCGTGATATTGTATGTTTTTCTTGATATTCACTCATATCAACACGAATAAGACTATCCTCACTCCCAAAAATTTCTTTTGCTAATTGTTTTGCCAAAAATGTTTTACCAACACCTGTAGAACCTAAGAAAATAAAAGAACCAATTGGTTTGTTTGGATCTTTAATACCAATTCGATTTCTTCTAATTGATTTTGCGATTTTCATTACCGCATCTTCTTGACCAATAACTTTAGAATTAAGATTTTCCGCTAAATTAATTAACGCACTTTTTTCGTCAACATTAATTTTTGATACAGGAATTTTAGTCATATTAGAAACGACTTCATAAACCAAATCTTCAGGAATAGGTCTTTTACTACTAATTAAAAATTCCTCAAACTTTTTCTTTTCTTGTTCTAATTGACCTAAGATCATTCTTTCTTTGTCTCGTAATTCAGCTGCTTGTTCGTAGTTTTGTTTTTTGATTACTTCAACTTTTTGTTTTTTAATATTGGAAGCTTCTTCCTTTAGATCTTCAATAACTTGAGGAAGTTTTATATCAATTTGCATTCTTGACCCAACCTCATCTAATATGTCAAACGCTTTGTCAGGAAACTCACGATCAGTAATATAACGATCCGCCAACTCAACAAACAATTTGAGAGTGTTGTCATCGTAAGTTACTTTGTGGTGTTCTTCATATTTTAATTTACTTTGTTTAAGAATTTCTAAAGTTTCTTCCTTTGAAGATGGGTCAACGACTATTTTTTGAAATCTTCTTTCTAATGCTCCGTCCTTTTCAAAACTTTTACGATATTCATCTAATGTTGTTGCACCGATACATTGAATCTCTCCTCTTGAAAGTGCTGGTTTTAATATATTAGAAGCATCTAAAGAACCTGAACTATTACCAGCACCAACCATGGTGTGAATTTCATCAATAAAAATGATAATGTTTGGGTTTGTTTGTAATTCCTCAATTATCACCTTCATTCTTTCCTCAAATTGACCTCTATATTTTGTACCTGCAACTAAAGAATTAATGTCCAATGATAATATACGTTTATCCATTAAATTTTTAGGACATTCACCATCTTGAATCATCATTGCCAATCCCTCAACAATTGCGGTTTTACCAGCACCTGGTTCACCGATAATAATGGGATTGTTCTTTTTTCTTCTCGAAAGAATCTGAGCGATCCTTATAATTTCTTTTTTTCTACCAATAACAGGATCTAATTTACCTTGTTCTGCAAGTTTATTTAAATCTTTACTAAAATTATCTAACACTGGAGTTCCGGCATCAGATTTTTTCTTACCCTTCTCATTATCATCTACAAAATCTAACATATTTTCTTTTTTTAAAAAAACTAATAATAAAATAACTTAAAGTCCATTGTTGGTCGAGTTAAATAATTAACCTATATTTATAGTTATGGAAACATGGAAAATATTTGTTAATGATTTACGACTTACCGAAGAACTAGAACAACTATATTTTGATATGAGAAAAATATTTCAAAGAGAGGGATGGTCGGAAGAAGACCTATTAAGTCCAAGTTATTTTCCTCATGACCTTTTGATTTTACATTCCGAATTCCAACCAAAAATGCGTGAGATTTTTCAAACAATTAAGGATTATGGTTTTGATGTTGACAGAGACGAAGTTCATTATTATATTATGGATAAACTTAGTCACATAGATGACATAACTCCATTAAGAAAATCAAATGGCAATAACTAGCGAAACAATTAGCGGAACCACAATATTAAATGAAGTGCAATCATCAAATATTGTTAGAACACAATATGATACGATTACAAAAAAAATGATTGCGGAATTTAAAAATGGGGTAAGATATGAATACGACGATGTTCCTCATCAGATATACACACAATTTAGAATGGCGGAATCCCAAGGAAACTTCTTCAACAAAAACATTTCTAAAACCCACACATATAAGAAACTATAATTAGAAAGTATTTATCTGTATGGATACTACTGATATTATAAAAAGTTTTGAGTCTCAAGATGAATTAAATCCAAAAATTTGGGAAAAGAAAGGTAAGTCATATACGATGAAACCTGAAATAAGAGAAAAACTTTTGGAGAGTGCCAACATTTTTATAGATTTTTTAGGTGTTGAGGTAATAATCACAGATATTATAATGATTGGTTCTTTAGTAAACTATAACTGGTCAAAGTATTCTGATATAGATTTACATGTTGTTGTAAATTTTAATCAGTTTCCTGAAAACACAAAAGATTTATATCTTGAGTTTTTTGATCTTAAAAAGGTCATTTTTAATCAAAAACATAACATTAAACTTTTTGGTTACGATGTTGAGTGTTTTGTACAAAGAGAAGATGAAACAACTTTTAGTAGTGGTATCTATTCTATCCTTTATGATATGTGGATGAATGAACCTAAGAAAATCAATAAAGATACTATCGATAAAGAATTAATAAAAGAAAAATCAAAACAATGGATGAGAATTATAGACGGAGTAGTCGATAACATCCAAGACGAAGATCCTGAAGAGATAAAAAGTATTGTAAAAAAATACAAAGAAAAACTAAAAAACTTTAGAAACTGCGGGTTAGAAAAGAACGGTGAAATGGCAACAGAAAATTTGGTATTTAAACTGTTGAGAAGAAATGGTTATGTTGAGAAATTGTATGACCTACCAACCGAAATTATTGATAAAAAATTATCGATGAAACAATAAATAATTACAATTTCGAATAATTATATTTATCTGTATATTTATTAAGAAAAAATAATTCACATTAAATAAAAAAAACTATGGGAGGACTTAAACCTATCGGAAGTGAAAAACTTGAGGGAATGGATAAAATGAGAAGAATCATGCAAATTGCAAGATACAACGAAAATATCCCTCAATCAATAAATGAAACTGCAAAATCAGAATATTCTATTGAATTATCTGACGGGCACACATATGAAATCGTTAAAGAAAGATTAGGGTATATTATTAAACAAACGATTAACGAATCGTCAAATTATATGAACCCAATCCAAGAAAGAAAATACTATCCTTCATATTCTCAAGCATTAAAGAGATTGAATTTGATGGCAAAAGAAATCAATTCACTTCTTGAAAATGAAGAAGAAACACCTCTCATCGGAGAGCAAAAAAAAAAGTACATACTAAAGCAAAATAAGAAAAAAAAGGTGGATGATGCGGTTGTAACACCGCCACCTGTTTCTGAACCATCGCCAGCTCCTATGCCGGCACCTGAACCTGCACCATCTGATGTTGGTTCTGCTTTACCACCTCCACCTGTAGATGCTGATATGGGATCTGATATGCCACCTCCACCTGTAGACGCTGATATGGGTGATATGGGAGGTGAATTACCACCTCCACCATCTGATGATATGGGAGGTGAATTACCACCTCCACCTGTAGATGCTGATATGGGATCTGATATGCCACTTCCGTCATCCGATGACGATGAAGAAGAAATAGATGTCGATGTTGAGGAAAAAAGTAAATCTAAAGGACCATCAGAATATAAAAGAATCCAAATACTTGTTGGTAAATTAGCCCAAAAAATTAGAACATATGAAGAAGACAAAGAATTGTCCGCCAAAGACGTTAAGTATATCATAAATTCTATTTTATCCGCTATTGATGTTGATGTTTTAAGTGATAAAGATATTGAACAAATAATATCTAAACTTGAGGGTGAGGATGATGAAGAAGAAGACGATACAACAATAGATATTAAATCATCAGATGAAGATGAGGATGAAGATTTTGGTGGTATGGATGATGATGAAACAGATTTACCAGAACCTGATGGGGAAATGGGCGAAACATATAAGAATTACGGGGAAGCATTTCAAGACTATTTAGGTAGTGCATACACAAATGCAATGTCTGACGACCTATTTGAAGATGATGACTATGATATTGACGATACCGACAAGATATTCCAAAAATTTGAAAAGGGTCGTAAAACTTATGAAAGACCTATATCAATTGCAACTCAAGACATCAGTAAAGAATTAAAAAAAGACAATGAGTCAAGACACGACTTCAAAAAATCTATGATCCCTTATGATACTAAATTTGGAAACTTTGATTTTGAAGATAAAGAAGATTCATATCATGATGAAGACTATGATGAGGATGATATGCAATTAAGAAGAAAATTAAGAGGTAGACCATCTAATTCATTTTACCATTTAGAACATGGTACGTATGGAGAATCTAAACTTGATAAAATCATTTCAGGTTATTTTATGGTTTCTGAAAATGAAATTAAATCAAAATACGAAAAATTAGTTGAGAGTGAATTCCAATTAAAGTCTATCATTAAATTACACAAAAATAACTCTAACGTAACATTTATGGGTAAAACTAATAAAGGTAATTTAATTTTTAAAGACGGTTTAAAAGAAAGTAAAGTTACAAAATCAGGTACTATTCTATGAGTTATTTAATTTACATAAATGGTATGGGACCAAATTATAAGGGGGATAACATTTATGAATTTATATTTTCAGATAGTTTGGAGGTTTTTGGTGAAAATTGGGAGTCAAAACCGGCAAATGGTTATCCATCACCTCCTGATATGGAATACATAAAAAAAGTTGGTACTTTAATTAATGAAGAAGTTGCATTTGATTTGGTACAAAACTCTGACGTTTTTTCAGTTATTGACTCAATGGATGGCGTTTTGGCTTTAGGATGGGAAAAAGAAAATGACGAAAAAGATTTTTCTTTGATTAGAAGATTAGTTTTTCAATTTGGGGAAACTGAGCAAAGTGTTAAAAATAAATTATACGAAAGAGACATCGTATTACAATTTGAAAAGGAAGTTGTTTATGAAAACTAAAATTAATTTTTTATTAGAAAATGGTTTAAGTAAAAAAACCATATCTCGTTTAACTGAATCACAGATAAATGTGTTAGTAGAAAAATTTAAAAAATCTGAAGAAAAGGAAGCTTTCCAAAAAGTCACAATTCCATCACAAACACAATTAAAAGGTAGTTTAAATGATTTGGCACAAACAGGTGTTGATGTAAAAGATGGTAATGTTAAATATGATCAAGCAAGTGGTATGGTAACTGTAACAACAAAAGAAGGTGAAGTTGCCGAAGACGCTACTGTTGATGATATGTTAAATAAAAATGAATTTGGTGGTAACAAACCTGTTAATTATAACAACCCTGAAGATTATGGAACCGACAATAGTAAAGATCCTGATGGGTCTTTAGATGGTATGCCAACCGAAGGTGAAATTAAAGAAAAATTTGAATCTAAAGCACAACAAGGATTATTTTGGGCTCGTTGTAATAAGTGTTCTTCTAAAGACTGTAAATGGTGTAAAATGGCAAAAGAATTTTCTGACTCTACATCAAAAAAAGATTATGAAACTATGCCGGATAAAAAAACAAATGAATCAGCACAAAAAACAATCGAAAATAAGATAATTGAGATTTTGGAAAATAGCGTTGAGGCAAGGATGACAAAGAAAGATCTTTTAAAAACCGTAATGGAAGCAAAAAAGAAAAAAGAAAATTCAATGATTATTCGTAAACCAAAAAAACTTACTATGTTTTCTGATGAGTCACCAAAGATGGACAAACCAATAGGTAAGATTTTTTCTTTTGGCCGATCACAAGAATAATTAAAATACTATGGCTTTAACTAAAGAACAGGTGATTATAGAATACGTAAAGTGTTTATCCGATACACCTTATGCATTAAAAACCTATCTACAAACATACGATAATACAGTATCAAAATATGTTCCATTAGAATTATTTCCTGACCAAATTTCATTATTACAGGATTATGAGGATTATGAGGAAAATATTGCATTAAAATATCGTCAGGCAGGTGTTTCTACTGTAACCGCCGCTTGGATTTCTAAAAGATTGGTTTTTGCTAAAAAAACTCAACCTGAAAAAATATTAATAATTGCAAACAAACTTGATACGTCAATGGAAATGGCAAACAAAATTAGAGCCTTTGTTGACCAATGGCCTAATTGGGTTGGTGCAGGATTCTCAAACGATAAAAATTCACAAAGACATTATAAACTAAATAATGGATCTGAAGTAAAGGCGGTGGCAACATCAAAAGATGCCCTTCGTGGATTTACCCCTACAATTCTTGTATTTGATGAGGCAGCGTTTATCGAAGCGGACAGTGATTTCTGGGCAGCTTGTATGGCGTCCTTATCCACAGGGGGTAAGGTAATCGTGGTTTCTACACCAAATGGATATGACCCAATTTATTATGAAATATACGATCAATCATTGAAAGGAATGAATAACTTCAAGATTTCTGAAATGTATTGGTATAGAGATCCGAGATACGCTAAAGATCTTTATTTGGTACCTACGGATGATTTAATCCACTATCTTTTGAATAAAGAGGAATTTGATATGTCAAAGAACATTTCTTTCTCACATGTGGACCCATATGATAGAGATTATAAAGAATTACAACTTTTTTTCGACCAAGGATACAAACCTTGCTCAACTTGGTATGAAAAAATGGTTAAAAAACTTAAATACGACAAACGTAAAATAAACCAAGAGTTAAATTGTGAATTTTTAGGTTCTGGTGATAACGTATTCGATAATAAAGATTTAGAATACATAAAGGCAAATCTTTTGATAGACGCACCAAGTAAACTAATGGGTAATTCTTTATGGATTTGGAAAGAGCCAGTACAAGGACATAAATATGTGATGGGGGTTGACGTATCAAGAGGGGATAGTGAAGATTTCTCATCAATACAAATTATTGATTTTGATGATAGAGAACAAGTTTTTGAATATGTAGGAAAAATCCCTCCTGATGCATTGGCGGAAATCGCATATAAATGGGCAATGTTGTATAATTGTTTTATTGTTGTCGATATCACGGGTGGTATGGGAATTACAACAGTAAGAAAGCTACAAGAATTAGGTTATAAAAATTTATACGTTGATGGTGTTGATACAACAAGTATTTGGTCCTATAACCCTAAAACAGCAGATAAAATACCAGGAATTAACTTTAACTCAAAAAGAGTTCAGATAATTGCCGCTTTAGAAGAGGCCGTCAGACACAAATTTAAATTAAGAAGTGTTAGGTTATACAATGAAATGAATACATTCATTTATGTTAATGGTAGACCTGATCACCAAAAAGGACAACATGATGACTTGATTATGGGAATTGCTATAGCAATTTATGTGGGGGAGTCGTCATTTTCAAAATTAGAAAAAGTCACAGAACATACAAAAGTTATGATTGAATCTTGGTCAGTACAATCTAATGAAAATTTAACACAACAATTACATTTTGACCCAACAATGCCAAACACAAATGTAATGAATGATAGATTTAGAAAAAATGATGGACCATCCAAAGACGATTATATGAAATATGGTTGGTTATTTGGAACTAGAAGATAATTATATGTATGGGTTTAGATTTCAGAAAACGAAGTGGTAGAATTGCCGATGGGTCAAGGTTAGTTGTTCCCGGGCAAATTACAACTGGCGTAAAAGTTTTCCCAAATACATTTCAGTACAAACAAGGTTCAAAAAATGAAAATTTGGGTCCTGGTATTGAGGTAACACCCACACCCAGTATTACCCCTACAAACACACCAACAGTTACGCCAACCATTACTCCTACAATCACACCCACCATTACAGTATCACCTACTGTAACGCCTACCCCAACACCAACTTCAACATCAGGATATACTAATGATGGATGGTTATTTTATTTACCTGAAGGGCCTGTTGTATCTGAACCACCCCCAATTAATAATGGGAATACCATATTTTATTATGACCCAGGAATTATATCAACTTATAATCCAAACTATACAGGTGACACATTCAATATTTATTTTAATACAGGAACTACACTTGGGACAAGTTATTTAATTGAATTCCAAAATTTAGTTAATAGTGGTGGGACAATTACTATCTCCCAAGGAAGTAATACTGTTATTTATTCTGGAACTTCAAGTCAATATCAAATCGCATCGGATGTGACCGGCGGATTTTTCTATCTTCAAGTTGTAGGTCCATCACAAATGATTCAATCGGCATCCACACCATTTGTTTCGGGTACAACAATCACATTGATAGTTAATGTTACACCTTCACAAACACCGGTGCCAACCCCTACTCCGACAAGAACATAAAGAACTATTGAAATATTTATATCTATAGTTAAATTATTAATATGGAAAATAACAATCAAGATTTGACGGTTTGGCAAAGGTTATCCAAAACTTTTGGGCCTAATTCGTTACTAGGTATGAGTCAACCTTCTTATAAATTAGATAAGCAGGAACTTTTAAAAACCACAAGCAAACAGGAGTTTGAAAAAGAAAAGTTACAACAGCAACAATCTTTATATTTAAGTAATCAATGGGGTAAAATTGAAAATAATCTTTACACTCAAGCAATTTATTATGAACCAACAAGATTAGCGGCTTTTTATGATTATGAATCTATGGAGTACACTCCTGAAATCTCAACCGCATTAGATATCTACGCCGAAGAATCTACAACACCAAATCAAGATGGATATGTTTTACAAGTTTATTCTGAATCAAAGAGAATTAAATCAATTCTTGTGGATCTTTTTATAAACAGATTAGATATAAACACCAACTTAGCAATGTGGATACGAAATATGTGTAAGTATGGTGATAATTTTGTTTATCTAAAACTTGATGAAGATAGAGGTGTTATCGGATGTTTACAATTACCAAATATTGAAATTGAAAGAATTGAGAGGGGTATGGAAACAAGAACGTTTTCTGCGGTACCAAATATTAAACAAAAATCATTAAAATTTAGTTGGAAAGAAAAAAATACTGAGTTTCATACTTGGGAAGTTGCTCACTTTAGATTGTTAGGTGATGATAGAAAATTACCGTATGGAACCTCAATGTTGGAAAAGGCAAGACGTATTTGGAAACAATTAGTTTTGGCTGAAGATGCAATGTTAATCTATCGTACTTCAAGAGCACCTGAAAGAAGAATATTTAAAGTCTTTGTTGGTAATATGGATGACAAGGATGTTGAAGCATACGTACAAAGAGTTGCAAACAAGTTCAAAAGAGAACAAATAGTAGATAATAAAACAGGAAATGTTGATTTACGTTTTAATCAAATGGCTGTGGATCAAGATTATTTTGTTCCTGTTAGAGATGCTGCAGCACCTGACCCAATCTCTACTTTACCTGGCGGTACAAACCTATCTGAAATTGCGGATATTGAGTATATCCAAAAGAAATTGGTGACGGCATTAAGAATACCAAAAGCTTATCTTGGTTTTGAGGAAGTTGTTGGTGACGGAAAGAATCTTTCCCTACTTGATATTAGATTTGCGAGAACGATTAATAAGATTCAAAAGTCAGTAATTGCCGAATTAAATAAGATTGCAATTATACATTTGTTTTTAATGGGATTTGAGGATGAATTAGAAAACTTTACCTTAGGTTTAACAAACCCATCAAAACAAGCCGATTTATTAATGATCGATGTATGGAAAGAAAAAGTTCTTCTTTATAAAGATTTGGTTGCAGAAATACCAAAATCAATCCAAGCGACTTCGGCAACTTGGGCTAAAAAACATATATTTGGATTTAGTGATGATGAAATTAAACTCGACGTTCAACAAATTAGAATGGAAAGAGCGGTTTCGGCTGAGTTAGATAATACCGCAACTATTATAACACATACAGGATTATTTGACAACGTTGATAAACTATACGGTACAATAACAGGTAAAACAGAAAGTACAGGAGAAACTGAAGAATTAGGAGGAGCACCACCTCCACCATCATTAGGTGGGGGAGAAGATGTAGGAGCACCACCGCCACCAGCAGGGGGAGAAGAAGCGGGAGGAGCACCACCAATACCTGAAGGTAAATTAAATAAAAATTTAAAAATCCTAACAGAATCAAAAGAAGAAGAAATTTGGGATTTTTCTAAAGGTTCCCAATCTTTTGGCGATATTGATGATCAATTATTAAAACTTCTTGGTGACTAATATTTATTAACATGAGTAAATTAGAAAAATTACCACAAAAAAATTTAAAATTTATTCTTAGAAGAATGGATGAAGGTATAGATAGTAGGGATTTGTTTTCACCTACAAATCAAAGATTAATAAAACAAATTTTTGATGACATTGGAATAGATCTTAGAGGCCAAGATTTTGAATTTATTTTTGCGTTGTATAGAGAAAATCCAAATTTTTTAACTGAAGAACTTAAATTACCTAAAGTACACGAATATGAAATTATAACAAAAAGATATGCGGTTATTAATGTTAGTGAATATTGGAAAAACACCTACGAAAGTTATTTAGATAAAGAAGATGATGTTGAAGATTTCATCTCTTGGTATGGTGCTGGTGATTGGTGGGATGGTGAAATGATTGACCGAGATGAATATGATGAAGAAACTTCTGAGACTGAAACAGATGAAATAAATAAACTTAGTTGATATTTATTAGAAAATTGTAAAAATGAAATTTGGTGAATTAAAATCTAAAATAGAAAATTATCTAACTGAGTCATACGGTAAAAAAAGTATTAAGAAAGATCTTTTTGCTTTTAACGAGTTGGTATTAAAAAATAAAAATATATCTAAACTATATTATCTTTATGATGAGTTATCATCAAAAAAAGGATTGTCTGAAGATGTTGCAAATGAATATATTAATCAAGCGATAACAATATATGAAAATACAATCAATAAAATTTCACCAAATACATTAAAGGAATTAGAAATGTGGGTTGGTCACGTTAAGTCGGACAATGAATATAACAATATTGATAACCTATTTTCTAAAGGACTTTTAAATTTAGAATCTAAAATTTTAAGTAAAAAAACTATTTGTGAAAATTTACAAAAATCAGTTATAGTTGAGAATAAAGAAGTTATTAATGTACCAATTAACTCTATGTTGAGTATTGCAAACAAAACGATTAAAACTTTTATATCAAATCTAAACGAATCTGAACAAAAAGAACTTAAAGAATTATTGTCTACCCCAAAAAATAAATTGATGGAAGAATATGACAATACAAAGACTATTGTCCTTAACAAGCTTGAAGAACAAAAAACACAGAATCAAGATTCAGAAACAAAAGAAACTATAAATAAGGTTTTGGACAAATTACAAAAAGAATCTTTTAACGAAATTAATTACTTTAAACTTAAAAAGCTTAACGAAGGTCTTTAATTTTTTGATTTCATTTTTTGAATATAGGACGCTTTTTGAATTTCAGATCTTTTCTTAACCGATGGTTTAACAAATTCCTTCCTTTCAAAAAGTTTTGCACTTTGTTTTGTTTTGATAACCTTACTCTTGAGTTCTTTTAATGCTCTCTCGATATTACCTTTACTGTCTACTTTTACTATTAACATAAATTTTTCTTGGTTGATATAAATATAAATAATCAGTATAATTAATCAAAAATAAAC